CTATAGAGTTCATGTCACGAATATCGTGCTTAACAAACACAAGATGTGTTTCTTGGCCTAACAAGCAAATGGAGACTGACTCCATAAAGAAATTTATTTCTACCGTTACTAACGGAGTTCCACTTAAATTTTCAGAGTGTAAAGACTTCTTAGAGAAGTCACGCGCCTCTTCGGCGTACAGTGAAAATTATCACTTATGGAAAGAATGCTTTCCCGATACCCATCTAGATCATGGGATGCTAAATTATAGCGACACTTCATGTTATGAAGTCCCCACCGCACATGGCGGTAAACCCGTTTTATTGCGGGAATATTTCAATAGAGAAAAAACCCATGAAAAATGGATTAGTCTTGACGACTTTGGCCCTTCTTCTAGGCCCATATCTATCGGTGATAGAGTTTATAATATTATAATTCAAGATTTTCTTGATGACCCCGAAAAGTGGTTAGATGTTAACATCACTTCTGTTCCAGAAGTTGGAGGTAAATCCAGAATAGTTACCAATGGTAGTTTCGTTGTTGCACAAGCTTTGCAACCTGTGTCAAAAATGACAATCTTCAAGTTAGAAGAAAATAAACTTTTACGTTACGGCTTTCAGGCCGGTCGACCTTCATGGTCATTTGTTAAAAACATTACTGAATATGATCATATTCATGACGCTATAGTAAGCGGTAAGTATATTATACTTTTTACGTCTGATTTTGAGACGGCTACGGATTATGCAGATCCTAAAGACATTGCTGATGTCTTACTAAGTTTCTTAGATTATATGCGCTTTCCAAGAGCGCTTACCAATTTATTGGTTAGCATATTAATTTGTGCTAGGAAGTTCCATTGGAACGGTAAGACCTTTATTAAGGCTATAGGGTGCCTTATGGGCGACCCATTAACCAAGACATTTTTAAGTCTTGTCAGCCTAAAAGCTGTTAAAAGGATGCCAGGCGTCCTGGCTGCCGCTATATGCGGTGACAATATTGTCGTTTGGTCAACAAGACCAGAGGAATGTCTTCCTCAAGTCCGTAAAGCTGGACTTAAAGTCTCAGAGGATGAGACGTATACTGCTAAGTATGTCGATTTTTCGGAATTTCCGATTAGGATACCATCGAATAGATGGGAGTTTTGGGAAAACTCAAAGAAATTAGGTCATTTAAACCTACTACACGGGGATTATCCCCGACCTCGTCTTATGATGAGGACAGGTCGTAAAGACCTCTTCTCTTCCACTTTGGAAGGTAAAAAGAGTCTAGTTGCTCTTGAATCCAGATGGTCTGGACTTTCTTCGGTTGATCCGAAGTTCGAATTAGCCCAATTGTGGCAATTATGTCTTTTTGGACATGAAGAACTTGAATTCTTTCCCTCTAGTATTGGAGGAAGTGACATGTGGGTCACAAATAAGATTTTTAATCTTTTTCCGCTCTCTGAAAAGGAGGCTACTCATGCTAATTATGCATGTTCATTCTTAAGGAATGAGATAGACGACTCGATCGTCAAATACTTTCATAGTAATCCATCTCGTAAAATGAGAGTCCACTCAAGGGACGAAGATTATTTTCATAATCTATCACCACTCATAGAGTGGATTGAGGGCAATAAGCTCTTGAAGCCTGATAAGCTCCTTGACCGAAATTCGGTTGTTCCAGCAAGACTGGATTTATTGTTTCACAATATTCCTGGTGTAGTCACCACCCAGCAATTAGCTAGTAAACTTTACACCGTAAAGAATCTCTATCAAAAGATAGGATGGCCTTTGCCGTTCGGGGATTTAACCCCTAAGGGCTTGGAAGAAGCTCCAAAGCTCAACGAGCTACATCGGATTTATTATGCCGATTACCAGGTTATCTGGAAAGAATCTTATAAATTGATTCCAAAGAGTAGTATCTACTCTGATAAAGTCCTTGAGCGGACTGACGTCTTATTAGGCGTCTTAAACGTTTCAATCGTTCACCCTGAGAGGGCGTCTAATATTTTAGACCGTATCTACGAAGACAGTAGACATCGAGAATATATCGATTGGTTAATTCATAACCGTAATGTCGATCCTGAC